TTAAAACATCAAGAGATGAAACCTTTTTTAGAAAACAAAATAAAAGAATGTAAAAGAAAGGTGGAAAATGGAATATATGAGCAATTTTAAAGTTTCTGTAATAATACCTATATATAATCAGCAAGAACTAGTAATAAAAGCATTAGACAGTATCCCTGAAAGAGATGACATAGAAATAATAATAATAGATGATGGAAGTACAGACAATACGTGGAAAGTTCTTGAAAATAAATTAAAACGTAATATGATTTTAATTAAAAACGATGAAAACAAAGGTGTAGCTTATACAGTAAATAAAGGATTTAACAATGTTCGTGGAGAATATATAGTATTATTAGGTAGTGATGATTATTTTTATACAGAAAATTTTAAAAAAGCTATTGATAAATTAGATGGAACAGACTTTATATTTTTTCAAACATCTAATAATTATGGAATGGTAGATTTAGACGGACATAATGAATGTGGAAGCTTTAAATTTATGCGTACTGATTTTATAAAAAAATTTAGGTATGATGAATTTAGATTAGCTGGCGAAGATTATCATTTATGGAATAAAATGCTAAAAGAAAAGCCAAGTATTAAGTATTTAGATTTATTAGTTAAACATTATAATTATCCAAGAGAGGGAAGTTTGAATTGGCAATTAAATAATGGTATAATTGATTTAGAAAGTGGATTAAAAAAATGAATGTTGTAATATGTTCTACGAGAAATTGGTATTGGTATTTAGCAGTAAATATATATGCTTTATTAAAGAATAACAAAGTTAATAAAATATATTTATTTATAGAAGATGATAATATTTCATATATACAAAACAAACGAATAGAATTTATAAATATTAATAATATACAACAATATATTAAAACAAATAGTCCAAATTATAATACGAAATATACTAGATTTAGTTTTATAAGGTGTTATTTAAGTAAAATACTAAAAGAAAATAAAATATTATATATAGACGCAGATGCAATCGTTATAGATAATATACAAGAATTATGGGACATTAATTTAGATAATTATGCTGTTGCGGGAGTAAAAGAACCCGGAGAATGGAGCAGACATCTTAATAAACAAAATATGGATGACAAATACATTAATAGTGGTGTATTATTAATGAATTTAGACTATATAAGAAAAAATAAATTAGATGATAAAATGCTTGAATTATTAAATACAAAATTATATATGTTTCCAGACCAAGATATTATAAATATTGTATGTGAAGATAAAATAAAATATATAAGTAATATATATAATTCAACAGAAACAACAGGAATGGTAGAAAATGCTAAAATTATACATTACATAAGACAAAGAAAAGGTTGGATAAAAGAAAGCCCAAGAAGTGATATTTGGTTTAGTTATCAAAATAAAATGTTTGAGGAAGGAGGAATAAAAATGGTTAAATGTGAAGTAATAATGCCTTTTCATTTAGGAGATTTTTATAAATTACAAAATATGCAAAGAAAAGGAATTAGTAAAGAAGGCTTTTTATATATAGGCGATATTTTTGAATGTGATGAAGAAATGGCAAAATATTTAACTACTACAAACAGTTATAATAAAGCTTACGTTAAAGTAATTGGGGTTATTCCTGAAATAAAAAAAGAAGAAATAGAGCCAATAAAAGAAAAAACAAAAAAAACTACAACAAGAAAAAGAAAAACTATTGCAAAAGAATAAAAAATATGATAATATAATTGTGAGGCATTAGGTGTTTTTTATTAGTTTTTAATTTATTTTATAAAAGGTTAACGTACCTTAAAAGCGGAATTTAAAGTCTAACTTATGACTATAAAAAAAGGAGAAAATGTTATGGAAGAAAATAACAAAGACATTGCTCAAAGCAATGGAGAAACAGGAGATGTAAAACCTGAAAAAACATATACAGAGCAAGATATTCAAAATTCATTTAATGCTGGAGTAAAGAAAGCAAATAGTGAATGGCAAAAAGATGAAAAATACAAAGAATTTCTTGACTGGAAAAAGAACAATCAAAATGATAGTGAAAAAATAGAAGAATTAACTAAAACAAATGCAAATTTAACAAATGAAATTCAATTATTAAAAGCACAAATTCAAGTTGACAATAGTAATTGTAAAAAAGAATTTAGTAAATTTGTTACAAGTGAAGTTATGAACTTAACTAATGAAACTACCGATTTTGAAAAAGCTTTAAAAGAATACAAAAAAAATAATCCTCAATACTTTGGCGAAACAGTTATAACAAAAACACAAACAGCACCAAACTTAAATAATGGTGGAAATCAACCTCAAACAACGTCAAGTATTATGAATAATTTAATAAGAGGAGCAAAAAACAATTAAAAAAATTAGGAGGTATTTAAAATGGCAGTTATTGCAAGAACAGATGTAGAAGATTTAATAGAGACACAAGTTGCACAAGAAATATTTGAAGGTGTAATTAGAGACTCAAAAGCATTAGGTTTATTTAGAAGATTACCTAACATGACAAGTGATAAAACAAAATTAAGAGTATTAGACAGTTTACCAGTTGCTTATTTCGTAGATGAAAGTCAAAACAATGGTAGAAAAAATACAACAAAAATGGCATGGGACAAGAAATTTATCAATGCAGCTGAATTAGCTGTAATAGTTCCAATAAAGGAAAATGTATTAAACGATGCTTCAATCGATATTTGGGCAGAAGTAAGACCAAGAATAGTAGAAGCATTCGCTAAAAAGATTGATAATGCAATATTCTTTGGAATTGACAAACCAACAGATTGGAGAGCAGGTTTAGTTCCTTCTGTAATATCAGCAGGAGCAGAAGTTGATGAAACAGGAAATCTATATAGCGACATTAACGATGTAATGACAAAAGTTGAAGAAAGTGGATATGAAGTAAACGGAATATTAGGTGGAGTTGGATTAAGAGGTAAATTCAGAATGATGACAGATACAACAGGACAACCTTTAAATACAACTGAAATTGGTTCTGTAAGAAGAGAATTCATGGATAACGGAGTATGGGACAAGACAAAATCAACATTAATAGCAGGAGATTTCTCACAAGCTGTATATGCAATTAGACAAGATGTAACATACAAAGTATTAGACCAAGCTGTAATTCAAGACCCAACAGATGGTTCTATCTTATATAACCTAGCACAAGACGACATGGTTGCTCTACGTGTAGTTATGAGATTAGGATGGGAAATTCCAAACCCAGTAAATGCATTAAATACAACAGCAACACGTTTTCCATTTGCATCATTAAAACCAGCAGAAGTACCAAGTCTATAAAATAAATAATTAAAGGAGGCACTTTGAAATGGAATTTACTAATCAATATTTGAATTATGAAGAATATATAGAATTAGGAGGTACATTGGAAGAAGTGCCTTTTAATGAATTAGAATTTGAATGTAGTAGAATAATAGATAGTAATACACAAAATAGACTAAAAAATGTAAATGAAATTCCAAAAGAAGTAAAAATGCTTGAATTTAAAATGATAGATGATTTACAAAACTATTATATTTCTTTAAAAGAAGCACAAAACGGGTTACAAAGTGAAAATACAGACGGATACTCAGTAACATATATTCCAAGCTCACAAATAGAACAATTAGTAAAAGGGAAAAAAGATGTTTTAGAAGATTTAATATCGAATTATCTTTTTGGAGTAATTGTTAATAACGAACATCTTATATATTGTGGGGTGTAAATTATGATAACAAATAAACAAATAACATATTATCATAAAACATTAAATGAAAATACAAAATTAGAACAATGGACTAGGTATTTATTTACAGATGTGTGGGTATTTGGTGGAAAAGGCTCATCAGTAAATAAAGGATATGAAAATGCCAATGATGTTGATGTAAGAATACCTATGAAATATGTAAAAGATAAAAGTATTTTCAAAGTTGGAGATATAGTTGTAATAGGTAATTATCCGAATATATCTAAACAAAGTGAATTAGCAAATACTGAATTTTATAACATAAAAAGTATTAATATAAATGATTTTGGATACAATCCACATATACACTTGGGAGGCAAGTAATATGAAGATGAAACCTATAAGCACAATAAAAGCCAATCTAGGTATTGACGTCGGTGGAAAAGTACAAAGATTTTTTACAGATACTTGTTATAGATATATGGATAAATATGTGCCAAAAGATACAGGAGCATTAAGAACTATTGTTAATAAAGGAGCAGATTATATTACTTATGAAAGTTTGTATGCACACGCTCAATATATTGGCTTTACAAAAGGAGTTGTAAGAAATTATACAACACCGGGAACAGGCTCATATTGGGACAAAAGAATGTGGAGTGCAGAAAAAGAGAAAGTAATAGAAGAAGTACAGAGGTATGTAAATGGAAATAGATAATTTAAGAATAACAAAATTAAGGGAATATTTATTTAATATAATTCAAGTTTTAAACGAACAATATGAACAAATTAATGTAAATTTCTTGAGTAATGATATTAATAATTATTCATTAGATAAAATGCCTGTTGATACTAAAGATAGCAAATGGATAATTGGAGATATTTTACATAGAGAAGTATATTCATTTAGAAGTAGAATGAATTATAGTATTGATGTAGTTTCTAATATAGAAAATATAGGTTTTTATGAAACATTTGAAAAAGTAATTAAAATAAACAATGAAAACAATATATTACCAGAGATAAAAGGAATAGAAAGTATAAAATGCTTAAATTGTGGTACTATGAATAATGCTACTACAAATACAGCAGAATTTGATATACAAATTGAAATAAAATATAGAGATGTTGATAATGAAATTTATCCGTCTTTATAATATAAAAAAGGAGGAGAAAAAATGTCATTAGCAGTAATACCAGATAATATAGAAAAAATAAAAAGAAGTGAATTTATTTCATTTATTGATACAACACCAGCAAGCACTGCAACTTGGACTACATTAGGTATAGGAATTGACGAGTATGCAGTTTCATATAATCCACAAGTAGATACAGAAAAATGGATTATAGAAGATAATGCAAGAAACGATCATACATCAAATCAAAAACAAGGAAGTGTAACTCAAAAATGTTATAAAAATGACCCTGAATTTGAATTTGTTGCAGCTGGTAGAGATGAATTAAATTATAGAACACATATATTAGATGTAGATACTTGGAAAGGAACAAATGGAAGTTATCCTGCAAAAATGAGTGATGTTATAATAACAGTTACAAGTTATTCAGGAGAGCAAATAGAATATAACATTTATTATGACGGAGATGCAGTTGATGGAACAGTATCAATTACAGCAGGAATTCCAACATTTACACCTAACGCAAGTTTATAATAAAATTTAACAAAGGCGAAGGCAGAATATATTTGCCTAGCCTTTTTTTCAAAATAAGGAGGAATTTAAGTTATGGAAGCAGAGGTTAGTACCAAAAGCGATAATGTAATTCAATTAAAAAAAGATGATAGCTTATTAAGATTAAAAATAAGAGATGAAAATGGAGAGGAAACAGGAGAAAGTTTAGAATTTTTCCTTGAGGACATAGAGCTTCCTTTGAGATACCAACAAATAGTAGAAGAAGATAAAAAGAACAGAGCTAATTTAAGAAACCAATTTATAATAATTGACAAGAAAGAAGACCATAAAGGGAAAAAGTTATTAAGTTCTAACGAAGAAGCTAAAATAAAAGCAATGCAGGATTTCTATAAAAAAGAAGTAGAAATATACAATATGTTTTTAGGCGAAGGTGGAGTTGAAAAACTATTAAATGGTAGACGATTAAGTTGGAGTACGTTAGATGAAATAGATGAAATTATAGAAAAATCAATATTGCCACAATTACAAGTGAGTGCTGAAAAGATAAAAGAAAAAATAATGACAAAATATGGTACAAAGAGGGAAGATATAATTGAGTAAGCCAAAATATGTTAAAGTAGATAATGAATTATATGAAATTAATACGGATTTTAGAGTAGCACTTGATTGTGAACAAATTGCAAGAGATGTAAATATAAGTGATTATGAAAGAGGATTAGCAATTATATATAAATTATTTGGCGAAAAAGGATTATCGTGTCAGAACACAAATAAATTGCTTGAGAACGGTTTAAAATATTTGAAAGTAAACAATATGTCTGATGAAGAAAAAACGCTTACAGACAAACCTAGCAACAAAAATACACTAGATTATAAAAAATGCGAAGGATTAATACGAAGTTCTTTTAAATTTGATTATAATTACGACCCTTATGAATTAGAATATTTACATTGGTACGATTTTTATAATGATTTAGAAAATTTAAGTACAAGTGAATTTGGAACTTGTTGTGTATTAAGTAGAATACAAAGTATATTAAATACAGATGTTAGTAAAATAAAAGATACACAAGAAAGAACAAAAGTAGGAAAAGCAATACAGTTAATAAGGGAAAAGTATTGTATAAATAATGGATTAGAAAAAAGAATGACAAAAGAAGAAGAAAAAAGTGCGTTAGAATTTTACAAAGCTTTAAATGTAAATATTTAAGGAAGGAGGTTGTAAATTGGACGGATATATAACAATAGGAACACAATTAGATACAAAAGAATTTGACCAACAAATAGCACAATTAGAAAGAGAAATAGAGCAAATAGAAAAAGATTTAGAAAATGCGTTTAAAGGTGGTTTAGCTATTGATAGTAAGCCAATAAGAAGAATGCAAGTAGATTTAGAAAAAGCTAGAAACAAATTAGTTGGATTATATCAGCAAAAAATGAAATTACAAAATAGTGGCGGATTTGATAAAATAGAAAGTTCTTTATCAAGTATGACAAAAAAAGCGGGTAGATTTGTAGTGGCAATATTTGGTATTAGAAGTGCTTATCTAGGATTAATGAGAGCGTCAAATAGTTTAGCAAGTTATGACCAACAGTATGCAGCTAATTTAGAATATATTAGATATGTATTAACACAAACA